CCAGCAAGGTGCAAAACTACCTAAGCAAAAAATATCCCAACAAATACGGCATAGGTAGATACAACAACTTTACGCACATAGACGTGCGAAAAAAAAAAGCCAGATGGAGGGGCTAAAAAATGAAACTGAAATTCTACTCATTCCACGATGCACTGACGAACGGCTACTCTCAGCCGTTTCTGCAAAACAACCGAGCACAGGCAGTGCGAACGGCAAGATGGAAAGCCAACGAAAGCAAAAAGAATGAGATTGAAGACATCAGCCTGGTTGAGCTGGGCGAGTTTGACACCGAAACCGGCGAAATGACCGGAGCGGCGCCTGAACACATCGCACGGCTCATTGACCTCAAGGAGACTGCCAATGTTAAATCCTGACGTACTGGTGCGGTACTACGGCATACCAACCGAGAGGGTGACAAACGATCCTGGCAGCAAAACCGCACCGACGTGGAAAGCAGTCAAACGACCGAACGGCACCACAGACTACATCCAGCAGCCGGACGAGAACACATATGAGAAAATCCAGAGAGCCGGCGAGGGATACGACCTCGCAAGTGCAATCGCGCGACTGGAAGCGGGAGATACCAGCATCAAAGCCAAAAGCATGGTATACACCGAGGGAACAGACCTTGAAAATCTGCCCAAGGACATCATGACGATGCACGAAAAAGCAGAAGCAGCAGCCAAAACGCTGGAACAGCTGAAACAAGTACAGCAGACCGAACAGCCGAAGCCAAAAGAGGAAAAAGAGGAAGAGAAAGAGGTGAAGGAAAGCGAACAGAAACAGTGAAAACCATTTCGCGCAAGTGCCGCGAATGCAGCGACCACGAAGCAAATTTGACCGAAGTCACCAGCTGTTGACGACCATCAACGAAGGAGACCTCGTGCCTATCTACTGCGACGAAGTGCTGCCGGGTGATACCGCAAGGGTGCGCCTTAACGGGCTTATCCGCATGAGTACACCTATCTACCCAGTAATGGATAACGCATACATGGATACCTATTTCTTCTTTGTTCCCTGCCGGTTGCTCTGGGAACACTGGGAGAATATGTTCGGCGAAAACGATACCAATTACTGGGCAGAAAAGACCGAATACAGCACGCCGACTTGCGAAATCGGCGGCAAGAGCGGACTGAGTAACGGCAGTCTGGGAGACTATTTCGGACTGCCGACCGAAGTCAAAAACAAAATCAAGGTAAACGCGCTCCCGGCACGCGCCTACGCCATGATTTACAACGAGTGGTTTCGAGATGAAAATCTTGAAGCACCGCTAATGGTGGGTTACAAAAAAACTGACGAAGGAGGAACAAATGAAGACCCCACAGGAACGGGGTTTAACACTCAATACATCAACAAACCGATATACACAACGCAAACAAGCGAAGCAAACATTTACGCCATGAAACCGGCAAAGGCTGGTAAGTTCCACGACTACTTCACAAGCTGTCTGCCGTCACCGTTGAAATCTGACCCTGTGGAAATCGGCCTGACGGGCAATGCACCCATCAGGATTGGCAGTCCAACCGGAGAATATCAAGATTTTCCGGGCCCTGTGGAAATGGTGTTAGGCGCTAAAGGAATCGGAAACTTACCCGGTAGCGTAATATACGAGAATGCAACCGGTGCGCCGGGCGAAAAGAAAACGATGCAATTTACCGGCGTGGAAAAAACCACCGGCGAAAGCGGCGCAGGAGGCTGGATGTACGCAGATGTAAGCGAAGTGAGCGCAATCAGCATTGCAGACTTGCGCATGAGCATCGCACTGCAGCACATCTTTGAAGCAGATGCGCGCAACGGCACGCGCTACCGTGAATTCCTGTCTGGTACGTGGGGCGTAACGTCACCGGACAGCCGTCTACAAATTCCCGAATACATCGGCGGGCAGCGTATCGCAATCAATGTCAATCAAGTCGTTCAGACAAGCCAGACAGACACGAAGACCGGACAGGCACTGGGCAATACGGCGGCATACAGTCTGACCACGTGCAGCAAACAGATGGTGGACTATGCAGCGACCGAATACGGCTTTATCATCGGTCTTGCAGTGGTACGAGTGGAGCACAGTTACCAGCAGGGACTGGCAACCAAGTGGACGCGCGGCGGTCGGTTCACATACTACGACCCGCGACTCGCAGCACTGGGCGAACAGCCGGTGTATAACAGAGAAATCTACGCACAGGGCACGGCAGAGGACAACGAAATCTTTGGGTATCAGGAGGCATGGGCGGACTACCGTTACAAACCTTCTTACGTAACCGGAGAAATGCGCTCCAACTATCAAACGAGTCTGGACGCATGGCATTATGCGGACAATTATAACGCACTTCCGCGTCTCTCGGCAGAGTGGATTCAGGAAGGACAGCAAAACATTGACCGGACGATCGCAGTAACGAGTAACATCAGCCATCAGTTCTTGTGTGACTTCTACTTCAACGAAGAGTGGTACCGCGAGATGCCTATTTACAGCATCCCGGGCATCGAAAGAATTTAAGAAAGGAGGAAGCCCCGCAAAAGCGGGGCTATTTTTGAATGGAAACGTTATTGAGCTTTATGCCGTACCTCATGCAAGGACTAAGCCTGTTAACAGGCATCATAACGAACAGTAACCAAAGCAGCGCCAAAAACAGCCAAGGAGCGGGCAGCGAAAGCAGCACGAGCAGCGAGAGCACAACCGGCAGCTTAACAGCACCACAACAGATAGGTTCAACGCAAATCGGCACGCCAACAGGTATAACCACATTTGGTAACCAGAGCAGCGTAAACACAGCAAACGCGCTGCAAATGATGAGCGGACTACTGAGCAACCTCGCAAACGCTGGAAGCCAAGCAAGCGCGAAGAAGTACAACAGCGCGGAAGCAGCAGCAGAAAGAGCGTTCCAAAAAGAGATGCGCGGGACAGCCTATCAGGACACTGTAAAGGACATGATAGCAGCGGGCATCAATCCTATCCTAGCAGCGACCAACGGCGCAACAAGCGCACCGTCAGGAGCATCTGCAAGCATTGGAAACCAGCATTATAACCAACAGAGCGCACAAGCGGCGAGTGTATCCGCAATGTACGAATATGGCAACAACACAGCAGAGCTGGCAGACAAATACTTACAGCTAGCAAAACAGGCAACCAGCGCAAAACAAATCAAAGCCGCAAAAAGCTGGGAGCAGTCAGCAAGCGAGCTGGCAAGCTCAAGCGCAAAACAGGCGCAACAGTACAGCTATGCAGCTAGCAAATTGGGTTCAGGCCTCGCAGGAGCTGGTAAAGCAGCCAAAGACGCAGCAAAAAAGGCAGGCGAAGCAGCCAAAGACACGGCAGGGAAATACAAAAAGTACAATCAAAGAGTACCGATTATGCCGAACATGGACACGTTCAACGCATACAGAGGAGACTAAGAAAGGAAGGGGGATGGCAAAACATCCCCCTTTTTTAACAACAATAATCCAAAAAATAGAAAATGTGGAAAACTTGAGTTTTCAACACTTTCAACAGGTTTTCAACAACAAGTTGCACAAAGAAATTCGTCATAATGACGAACATTCAACAATTCAACAAGTTTTCAACAAAGTTTTCAACAAGTAAAAAGACAATAAATAAACATAGAAGCGTTAAAAAAACGAGTTTTCAACACTTTCAACACTACTACTACTACTACTACAACAAGTTAATATAAAAAGAAAGAGAGGTGTCAACCGGCACAAGATAGACAAGGAAGCTTGTGCCGGTAACAAATGTTATATGCCATGTACAAAACCATTAGTATTTCAGATGGACACAAAGAAGCCAAAATTATGGGGAAGTCTGGAGAACCTATCAAAGCAAGGACTACAAACAGACATCATGGACGGAGTAAAAAAAGGAAAATACGCATTATTACCATGCGGTAAGTGCGAATATTGCCGCAAACAGATAGCTGACCAATGGGCAACCAGAATAGAATTAGAAGCAAAAGAGTGGGACGATATAATTTTTCTGACGCTGACTTATGACGATGATCATATCCCATACGGCGAGATACTCAAAGGTTACAGAAACATTCAGAGCCAAACAGTAAGCAAACGAGACGTGCAGCTATTCCTGAAACGGCTGAGAAAAGCGTACAAGAAGCCAATAAAATATTTCCTAGCGGCTGAATATGGTGACAGAACAAAAAGGCCACACTACCACGCAATAATATTTGGACTGAAACCACCAGATGCACAATGGTATAAAAACCAAAAGGGCAACAGCTATTTCAAAAGCGAGTGGTTGGAAAAAATCTGGGGCAAAGGCATGATAGACTTTTCACCAGCACAGCCGGGAAGCTATGCATACGTGGCACAGTACGTCAACAAAAAAGCCATAGGCACAGAACAGGCAACAAAATACTGGATGGAAGGGCGAGAGCCTGAATTCCGAATCATGTCAAAAGGCATCGGAGAAAAGTATCTGAAAGAACACAAAGATGAAATCTTAAAAACAGATAGCATCATATGCGCAGGAGGACGCGAGAAAAGGCCACCACGCTATTTTGATAAGATACTCGACAAAGATACCAGCCAAGACACAGAAAGCTATTTTAAGGCGCATTCTGAAGAGCTGAGAGAGGTTAGAGCCAGACGCAGACGCAGTGCAATACAAAGTCTGGTCAATCTCGAACAATCTACAAGCGTGGATTACGAAACCTACCTCAACATTCAAAAAGAAAAAGACAAGCTAAAACAAAAGTGGCGAGAGCCAAAAACATAACGCGCACAGCGCTAAAAAGGAAGATTTTATTAAGCCGAGTTCCGCGTGCGCTACACACGGCAGGGCGCTGAAGCGCCTTTCAAAACAAAGGAATGCAAAGCAAAAGTAATATATCAATTAAAAATATCGACAAATTTTAAAAGTGTAGTATAATATAATCAAAGAAGGGAAGGTACTCAAAATGAGAAAGCCAAGACTTAGCAAAAGAACAATTCAAAAACTCTACGATGAAGGAAAAGCAACCAGCGGAAAATACGAGTATATCACAATACGTGAATGGGACAACGAAGTAAACGCATACGTTGATAACCTCTAACGGTGGGACAAAGACGACAACTACGAACGCTGGACAATACCGGCAGAGGGTATTTGGGCATTTGAGAAATAAAAAAATACCCGGTTGACAACCGGGTATTTTTTTTATATAATACAAAAAAGGAGGTGGAGCGAATGGCACACAGAAGCGGCGCAGGCCGGGGCGACCAGCGGCGTTTTACCCAGACTGCAAAACGGGTAAAGAACATCAACGTAAGACCAAAGGTCAGCCGTGGCGGCATCCGATTATAACCGAAACGAACAAAGAAAGGAGGTGAAGCAGTGAATTTTAAAGAAACCATGGACATTCTGCTGAAAATCCTTGCAATGGTGGATAAAATCTACCACGCAGTTGTCAAGGACGAAGACGAAAAAGAGGAGTAAAGATGCTGCATGAATACAGCTTATTTAATCAGGGCACCCAACAAGTAAGCGAACACTTCAAGATTCAAGAATTTGCACAAAAAGACTACCGGTGTGATAAAATTCTTATTGAATCAGAACTAATAAAAGTGCTAGAAGATATAAGAACACACTTCAATAAACCGGTAATCATCACCAGCGGCTACAGAACACCAGAATACAACAAGAAGGTCGGCGGTGTAAAAAATTCACAACACACAAAGGGCACGGCAGCAGACATCAAAGTGAAAAATGTGCTAGCCAGCAAGGTGCAAAACTACCTAAGCAAAAAATATCCCAACAAATACGGCATAGGTAGATACAACAACTTTACGCACATAGACGTGCGAAAAAAAAAAG